GAAACAAGACCAAGAAACGTGGCATTACTACCATGTATCAAATACTAAAAATTAACGGAGCGTAGAAATGGCAGGATATTCAATATACAGATACAACGGGTCCTTATTAGCAGAGGTTCCTGACGGTACCATTGAAACCTCCAGTACTGATTTAAAGCTGATTGGTAAAAACTATCCAGGTTATGGCACAGCTGAAAACGAAAATTTTGTACATCTTTTAGAAAACTTTCGCAGCGAAACACAACCTCGTAGACCGATCATAGGTCAACTGTGGTTTGATGAAAGCACAAACAAAATAAAATTCCGCGATCATTATTCAACATGGCGCACATTATCTATTACTGACACTGGAATTACAAAACCAACAGGTCTAACCACAATAGATAAAGGTAATCTATGGTTCGATGAAGATCGTAAGCAGATTAACGTTTGGGACGGAACTGACTTTGTATTGATTGGCCCTGAGAATGCTCCTACTTTTGCTGAAACAAGACTTCGCTCTGTTACTATCAGAGATGATGGCAACACAGCACACCCGATTATCAAAGTAGTAGAAAACGGATCAGTAATAGCTGTATGGTCTCCTGATGATTTTCCTGTAGGAATTATCGATACTACTTTAGGATCTGGATTCTCATACGTACACAAAGGGCTAACACTAATTGACACCCCGGCAGACGGAGTAACTACAAGTGATTATAGATTCTGGGGTACAGCAACCAACGCAGTTAAATTAGGCGGTCACCCATTATCAGACTTTGTGCTGAGAGGATTAAGCGGATCTACATTTGACGATTATGGATTTACTGTAGGCAATGATTCCGACATACGTATTTTTGTAGAAGATACAAATAAGCCGGTAATATCAAACCAATTAGGTACTACCTTAAGGCTACGAGTTACTGTAGGAACAACAAAAAACGATATCGGTATACTGTCTGCGTCTGGAATGTCACCGGGTTTAGACAATTCTTATGATATCGGCGACGGAACTCATAGATATAGAAATATCTATGGCGCAAATATCTTCGGTGGAGTAGTAGGAACACTTAAAGGCAACATGTATGCTTCGGACTCTAGTTTACTAATTGACGGTACTACTAAGAGTTTTAGTGGAACTACAATAGGTACGCATCGGGGCAATTTAGCAGCAAGCGACGGAGCACCTATTTTTGATGGGTTAACCAAAGCATTAAGTGTAGAGTCTGTGACATCAACGACAATGAATGCTAATAGTTTAACGCTAGTAGATAAACTAATCGGTAATGTCAAAGGCAGCATATATGCTAATGACGAAACTATAGCATATAACTCAGGTACTAAAACATTTACAGGAAGTTTAGCAGGTAATGCTGATACAGCTTCTAGATTAGTATCTGGCAAATATATCAATGGTGTGTTTTTTGATGGGTCGGCTAACATTGAAGTTAATGATCCGCTAGCTGTAGCAAAGTCAGGCAGCGTTATGTCAGGATACTTGACACTAGTAGGAGATCCTACGGCACCAGGACATGCTGCTACTAAGCTGTATGTTGATAACAAATTAAAAACACAGCCAATCTTCTTCAGTATTGATACTAAAGGTCTTGATACTACTGGTAGTGGGGTCGGATCTGTAGTTGCTCTAATGAACGAATTAGCACCAGTAGGTAACTTTTTACCAGGAACATTAGCACATATTAGTAGCACTATACAAAACATACAATCAACGGTGGCATTATCAACAGCTCGTTGGATTTCTATTAACTATGTACGAGATGTTACAGTCACTACAACACAATTAAACCCTACTAGAAACAATTTGTTAATCTACAGAGTTAACTCTTCAGGCACGAGTTGGGAATATGTCTCAGGTTAAGCTCGTGAAAAATTATCTATCAAACTATAACGAAGTTATAGATCTAGCTGAAAAACATCGAGACAAATTCTCGGTTAGGGGCCCTAACGAAAAACATACATTTGTTTCTCAATATGGTGAAAGCCAGCTTAAAAGTTTGTTTTATTTTGATATGGATACAGAGTTACAGGATGCTATTTTTAAAACCATCCCAGATGACCGTAGATTTGTTACCAGCTATACAATTAATAGGTATGATCCGGGTGATTATCTGCTAAAGCATAAGGATCATATCGGCGGATATTGGAAATTTAAGTTGATATTTTTGAGAAGTGATCGTCCGCACTTTAAATGGTACGACGAACAAGGAAACGATTATATCGTTGATGAAGAACAGGGTGCGTTACTTGATATGCCTATACATATAGAGCATGAAGTAACAGAAATAGAACAAGACGAACAGCCCAAATATAGCTTGGTGCTAGCATGGGGAAGGATTTAATATGGCAAAAGTAACTAGAAATTTATTATTCATTAAAGACTCAGGTGTGTTAATTGGAGAGCTTCCGGTTGATGCTGATAATTCTGCTTTTAATCTAGACAAGTTTGTAGTTAAACCTGTAGAAATAGATCACGAAGAAGGTGAATATTGGTATGGTGATTACACTACAGGTGAAATTCGTGCTAGAACAGATAAGCCATTGATTACAGAATCCTTTGTTAAGTATAACACCAACGCAGAAATCTTAAACGAATACCCATTACACAAGCAGCTTAACATACTGATTGATATGTTAGATAAAAATGCCACGGTAAAAACTGATGAATTTGTGGCATTTAAGAATTATCTCGACGCAGCTAGAGCAAATCACACAGAACAGGTCAACGCATATGCTTCGAATCCAAGTGCTTATACATGGATTTCGGTAGAAGAAGAAAAAGCTATCATAGAAAAGAAGCAGAAATTCGCTTAAAAGTCTATGGATAAATATAACAAACTGGAACGAAAATGACGTATAGAGTAGACAGATATAACGGAACTTTCTTAACTAATGTAGCCGACGGCTCCATTGATACATCTACGGACATTAAATTCGTAGGTAAAAATTATACTGGCTACGGACAAGTCCAGAACGAAAACTTTTTATATCTTTTAGAAAATTTTGCTAATACAGTAGCACCATCAAAGCCTGTCAGCGGACAAATTTGGTACGATTCTAGCCTCAAAAAACTGAAATTTTATGATGGCACAAAATTCAAGGCTGCTAGTGGAGCAGAAATATCTTCAAGCCCGCCAGCAGGACTAGCACAGGGCGATCTTTGGTTTGATACTAACACTAACCAATTGTCAGCATGGAACGGTTCTAGCTTTGTATTGATTGGACCGCAGAGCGCACCAGGTTTTGGTACATCGCAGATTGTTACACAAGTTGTTAAAGACATTAACAACACATCACACGTTATTTTGAAATCTGTTGTTGCTGGTGTAACGACAGCGATATTCAGTAATGACCCAGATTTTACTCTTTCTTCCACAAACAGTATCGCAGGTTTTTCTGAAACAGGACGTCAAGTTAAGAAAGGTATTACACTAAATTCTGTTAGTGATACTGGCGTAAGCGATTCAAGCGGATTTAGATTCTGGGGTACAGCTAGTAACGCTGAAAAACTCGGCGGTCACCCTATTGAAGACTTTATTAGAAGTACCGGCGGATCAGCGCAGCAGTTTACAGGATCTGATCCTGTATCATTCTCTGGTGCTGGTTTAACTGTTGGTCTAGGCGATCTTACTGTAAGAAAAGATTTACGAATCTATATTAACACAGCTAACGAACCTACGATAGAAAACCAAAATAACGGTATTATTAAATTCCGTATCAGTAATGCTGCGTCTACTACTGATAGAGATGACATGATGATATTGAGCAGAGCTCAATATGATCCTGCTGATGCTACAACAACTAAAGCTATATTCCCTAATCAAACTGAAGTGATAAACCTTGGTGCTGCTACAAGACACTGGAAGTCTATTTGGGTTAAAAACATATATGGTAACTTGACAGGTAATGTGACTGGCGATACCGCTGGTATACATACTGGCGGAATTAAAGCAGACAACGGCGGAGTAGCATATAATTCAGCATCACGTACATTTACAGCAGACTTGTTTATTGGTTCATTCCAAGGTCCTTTAGCAGGACAGGCAAGTTCAGCAGTCACAGCAAGTAAGTTAGCAACATACGATCCTATTGACAATTATAATCCCGGAGTTATTACGATTCCAGTAAGATCTGCTGCTGGTACTATCAAAGCAGTATTCTTTGATGGGCAGTCAAACGATACAAGATCAGTAAATGGTAGACAAGCATCTGCTTCAACAGTTCCAGATACGCTAGTAATACGAACAGTAGGCGGAGATATTAATGGCAGATTCTTTAATGGAACGGCCACATCTGCTAGATATGCTGATTTGGCTGAGATATATAAGACTGATAAAGAATATGAAGTAGGCACAGTAGTTTCTGTGGGCGGCGAGTTCGAAGTAACAGCTTGTTCTAAAAAAGAAAGAGCTATAGGTGCTATATCGGCTAATCCTGCGTACCTGATGAATAAAGACGCAGAAGGGCAAGCAGTAGCATTAAAAGGTAGAGTTCCTGTGAAAGTGATAGGTAGAGTGACAAAAGGTGACGGATTGGTAGCAGCCGATGACGGATATGCTAAGTCGGGTAACGGACCTTTGCGTTTTGCTATAGCATTAGAAAACCACGATTCGGAAGCCACTGGCATTATCGAAGCAATTATATTATAAGGAATAGAACATGGCAGCACAAGGCGGAGATCCGGTCAGATACAGCGACTATAACGCATTATATACCACAATTAACTCAATAGTCGGGCCATTACAACAAACTGCCCCAGGAGTTTATGTTAAAGGTACAGGATACGGAGTACCTAACTCAAGTCTCGCATCTTTACAATATCCTTTTGTTAGAACGATAACTAATATCTCTAACACAAATCCAGCACAGATTACTACTTCTCTTCCGCACAATTTAGTGTCAGGCGAAAAGATTTATATCGACGGCATCACAAACCCAACTTGGTCTACAACAGCTATTAGCGGAAACTATTTTGTAGTTGATCAAATTTTAAGTACAACAGTTTTTAGCTTGCTGAACGTTGATACTAGAGTTAGCCAAGGATACCCAGCATGGGCTGGATCTGGTAACGTTTCACAATATGTTATTTCTGCTAATCAATTTAACAATCTAAGATCAGATTTAGCATTAGCTTATAAACACGTATATGGAGCAGCACCTGATGCTGCTACATTGCCTATTCCTACTAGAAATTCGTTGATCCAATATTCTGTCTATTTGCCCTACTATAACACTGTAACAGCAGTTAACGCTGCTAAGTTAGTATGCCAAGAAACTACAGTATACGGATATCCAACAACTCCTCAGAGAAATGGTGCTTCTTCACCATTCGGTAACGGTAGTATGTTTGTTGACTTTACTATAGAATGGCCGACAGCTTACGACTTTGTACAGTATTTTAACACAGGATCGTATTTTAACTTTTCTTCAGTAGTTGATCAGGTGGGTAACGGCCCATCGAACTCAGCAGCTGAAAACCAAGATTGGCAAGATCTAAATAACAAGATGTTTCCTATGAACTATGGTGCTTATAACAAGGCAACTATGGGATACACAGATTCTTCTAAGTGGTCGACTCAAGGAGCATTTGATGCTTCGTTAGCTGGATTGACACAGGTACAGCAGGTACAATCAACAACTACTAACTATACCAACAACACTATTACATTTAGGCATAGAGCATTAACTGATAGAAAGTTACAGCTACAGTTTGAATATTATAATGGACACAGCAACGGATTCTCACCAAACGTCACATCTAGATTTACGTTCACGCTAACATTCTATTATACATTTGCTAGCATTAACTTGAATCAAACACCATTTAGTTCGCCAGGTATTCAGGTCAGCTTTACTAAATCGTTCTCTTAACCAAGAATACTGTTCTTACTAAGACCCTTAGCATAAGTATCATGCTAGGGGTTTCTTATGAATGATAATCTAAAACAAGCCATAGATTTTTCCAACAAAATGCTATCTATAAAGGTACAGAAACAGTACCTACGAGAGAAGTTTTCTGCTGATACTACACACGGTCATGGTGGGGGCATCTTTAAAATAGACACACATTTATTGCTGTTTGTTGAATCTTTGGTAAACCAAAAAAGAATCGAAGATGTTATATTGCTAGATTCTAATCAAACCCCTATTGTAATACACGATCTGTTAGAATTCCAAAAAGAAATAGTCAGCAAGTATTGGTCTGCGGTAGGATTTTATCAAGCTGGTTACGAAGACCTCAAGAAAAGAAAAATCGAATCTGTAAGATTGGCATTGCCAAAGATATGAAAAAAGGTGCTTTGATATTTGCGCACAACAATGACGATATTGATTATGTGCGATTAGCAACGATATCAGCAAAGTTGATATTGAAAAATATGTCAGTTCCTGTATCCTTGGTAACAGATCAATCTAGCTTAGATTCAACTATAGCAGATTATTCTATTTTTGATCAAGTGATAGTGGTTGATGCTCCGCCTAAAAATCATTACAGGCATCTAGAAAATAAGACTCAACTGTTTTTAAATTCTACAAGGCATGATGCTTGGAAGTTGACACCTTACGATAGGACGCTGTTAGTAGATTCTGACGTATTGATAATGAATGATCAATATGGAAATTATTGGGATATTGATGAAGATTTTCTAATATGCGAATCTATGATCAACTTATCATCAGCAGAACTAGCAGCAGACGAACAACGTGTGTCAGATAAATCATTGAGATTGAGTTGGGCTACTGCTGTTATGTTTACCAAGAACAACTACACTAAAATGATTTTTGATACAGTAACATATGTTCAGAATGAATATAGATACATTTCTGATGTATATGAATTTCCAATGAGACATTTTAGGAACGACATAGCTTTTTCTGTATCTAATCATATAGTGAACGGTTTTCAGCAATCGAATAATTTTTTGCCTCCTATGTTGTGGGCTTCGTCTAAAGATGAATTATTGGAAGTTGATGGTTCTATGTATTTTTCAGTTGACAACAGCGGAACCAAAGGCATAGTTAAAGTATCTGGTGTTAATGTACATATCATGAATAAAACAGATATTTTAAAATTTGAAACAGAGATATTAGCACTATGAGAGATTTTGGATATCTGATAGTTATTTCTAAAGATAAAAACAATCATCATCTATATCATCAGATGGCTTATCTGCTGGCGTTGTCTATTAAACGTACACAGAAATCTGGATATGATAAAGTAGCAGTAATAACTGACGATGAAGAAACGCTGACTTTGTTGAAAGCAACTCCTGTTATTGATCGTGTGATTTTCTGGAATGAAAAGCAGCATTGGGATGGCAGGTCTTGGATGGACAAATTAAGTCCGTGGAGATATACAGTATGTCTAGATGCTGACATGCTATTTACTAGAGATTATAGCCACTGGATTGACTACTTTAAAAGCAACTGCGAATTGTACATAGCACCAAAGGCCTACACATTTAGAGGTGAAGTTGTAGAATCTGATTTCTACAGGAAAACATTTACAGATAACGATTTACCTAATCTATATTCCGCCTATACATGGTTTGATAAAGAATCGTTGATGGTAGAAAACTTCTTTAATCTAGGAAGATATATAATAGAGAACCCTACAGAATTCAAAAATCTTTATTTGGATAAAAATGTACCTAAGGTTCTTGGAACAGATGAAGCATTTGCTTTGGCAGCAAAAATTTTAGACGTAGAAGATGAAATATCTTATGAACTAGAATTTCCAAGATTTGTACATATGAAGCCTGCTATACAAGGCTTTACTAGACAGGTGAAGAATACTGGATCTGAAGTAGGCTATCATTTTGACAAAAAGAATAATTTTAAGATAGGAACATTTGCGCAAACTGATATAGTACATTACGCACAGAAAGATCTTAATATGTTTGAAATGATGCTTAACTACCAAAACTTAATGATGGAGAATTTTAAAAAATGACTTATATTATCAACGCAAGAAAATCTACAGGAGACATTGTTATGTGTGCTAGAAACGCATTGCCGACAATGGATGATCCTACAGTAGAACAATTTACAGTACCTTCGGATTATGATGAGATATTTGATGATATCATGAAAGGAATCAAGACGATTCATAGATATAAAATCAACACAGAAAGCAAAGATTTAAAAATCTATTGTGTAGATGATATGGTATCAGAAGATGATGAATCTTATAATAAGTTTACTCTTATTCCGTTCTCACCAAAGACTAACGATGCTATTAGCGATTTAGTAATCACAGTGTTTACTAGAGATCATAGCCCTAGAATGATTGTAAAGTATAATGGACCGCCAGTAACAGATCCATCTAAAAATAGTTTTGATATCTACTTAACTGATAAGAACGACATCAATACACACTATCAAACATTCAATTGTAACTTTGATCAATTTGATGAAAACTCATCGATGGAATTTTCTATCACTGATATTGACTCTACAAAGTTATTCCAGAATGATTTTAGCTTCTTCTATAGAAAAATTTTTAACACAGCAGTATACGTGATTAAATGAAAATAGCAGATCAAGACATTATCTTTATATCATATGATGAACCGAACGCAGAAATCAACTGGGCTGATCTCTCGAATAAAGCTCCATGGGCGCAAAGAGTACACGGAGTAAAAGGTTCGGATAACGCACATAAGGCTGCGGCAGCACTAGCATCGACTGAATGGGTTATCACTGTTGATGGCGATAATCAAATTGATCCGGAATTTTTAGAAATTGAAATTACTGAAATGCCCGGTATTGAAGTCTATAGTTGGTGTGGCAGGAATGTGATTAACAATCTAACATATGGTAATGGTGGTGTTAAAGTCTGGAAAAAGTATTTCATAGAAAATATGAAAACGCATGAAGCAGCAGACTCGGATTCGTCACAGGTTGATTTTTGTTGGGAATCTGGGTATATGAATTTTCCTGCTGTATTCAGTGAAACTATTATTAACGCAACTCCGTTCCAAGCATGGAGAGCAGGCTTCCGCGAAGGTGTTAAGATGTTGACACTTAAAGGGATCAAGGTAGATAAAGAAAATTTATCATCAGACATATATTGGCATAATATACATAGACTGCGTATTTGGAGTTCAGTAGGTAGTCATGTTAAGAATGGCATATATGCCATACTGGGAGCAAGGCAAGGTAGTTACATGACATATTGTACTGATTGGAATTATGTCGATGTTAGAGATTTTGAAAAACTAAAAGAAATTTACAATAATACTGCTATCTATTTTGAAGATGACGAAGCAGCATGTATTGAAGAGATTAAAAAACTAGGGAACATAATAAAAGCAGAACTAGGATTTAATTGGGCTTACTTTGACAAAGATCAAAGCCAATACATTATAGATCTATACGCTGAGTCTATAGCACTTGGCCAAACGTATTACAACAAGAGCCCGATATGGAAAAGTTCTTTCTAGCATTTGATGATCCATTTATAGATCAGAATTATGACTTAGCACACTCTAAGATCAAAGATCTGCGAAAAGTAATAACACATAGAACGATATCTGGATCTCACAAATATTGTGCTGAACTATCTCTAACAGATCAGTTTATGGTATTAGATGCTGATGCTGTATTACTAGACAATTTTAATCTGTTTGACGTGTACCAACGTGTTGAGGATCCTAATTACATTTACATTTTCAGGGCCAGAAATCCTGTAAATGATCTAGAATACGGACACGGGGGAATAAAAATATTCCAGCGTAAATTTTTCAGTGATGTAGAAGCCGTGGATTTTTCTACATCATTTAAGGGAAAAATTAAAACAGTAGACATGGTACTTAATGTACATGCCTTTAATACAACTCCTTTACATTCATTTCGTACAGCATTTAGAGAATGTGTTAAATTAGCATCGGGCACTATTCCTAATAGAAATGTCGCACAAGATGAATATAGATTAAGCGTGTGGTGTGAAAAATTCAACGATGTGCCGTGGGTAGAGTTTGCTAAAGAAGGTGCTTTATTAGGCAGAGAATATGGTCATAAAAATAAAAATGACGAGTCTCAATTACGTGTTATTAATGATTTTAAATGGTTGATGAAACAATATGAACAAGTGGCAAAGAGATCGCCTAGACTATAAAAAGAAATTAGATACCATTAGCAGTAGTTTCTGTACGGCTAAATGGAGTCAGGTAACTATCCATTTGGGTGTTGGTCATACGCATAGCTGTCATCATCCTAGAACACACGTTATTCCTATACAAGAGATCAAAGAAGATCCTAGCGCATTACATAACACTTCCTATAAAAAGTCTCTAAGAGAAGAAATGCTACAAGGGATTCGTCCTAAGGAATGCGATTATTGTTGGAATGTGGAAGATAGTGGTGAAGCTCTAAGTGACAGGGTTTTAAAAAGTTACGAACCTTGGTCGCAGAAAATGCTAGACGAGTCTTTGCGAGCAGGGTCAAAAGATTCTGTTAATCCTAAGTACTTGGAAATTTCTTTCAGCAACGTTTGTAACTTTAAATGTTCTTATTGTAGTCCAGATGTTAGCAGCAAATGGATGGAAGAAATAAAAGAGTTCGGACCTTATCCTACTTCTCTTAATTTTAATAATCTAGACTGGGTAAAGGCTCAGGGCAAGATGCCTGTTCCAGAAAGAGAATACAACCCTTATGTAGAAGCATTTTGGAAATGGTGGCCTGATCTTTATCCTAGTCTACATACATTCCGTATTACTGGAGGCGAGCCGTTACTTAGCAAACACACATTCAGAGTGCTAGAACACATATTAGAAAATCCTAATCCTAATCTAGAGTTAAACATTAATTCTAATTTCTGCGTACCTGATGAATTATTTGATAGATTTCTAGAAAAACTAAAACTAATACAAGAAGAAGGCGCAGTTAAGAGTATATTGATATACACTAGTTGTGAAGCATACGGTGAACAATCAGAATATATACGTTTTGGCATGAACTACAATCTTTGGTTAACGAACTGTGAAAGATATCTGTCGATGGTCCCTAATGCCAAGTTAGGTATCATGAGCACTTATAATGCTCTGTCAGTTACTACCTATCAGAAGTTCTTAGAAGACATTTTATATCTTAACATGAAGTATGGAAAACCAAAATGGTATCATAAAATTGTTAATAGGATGTTGGGTATAGATTTTGGATCTCATCCTGTTAATTTAGATATACCTTATCTAAATAATCCTCCTCATCAAACTGTAGGAATACTTACACCTGATTTTATCTCAATGATCAAATCTCAGATAGCTTTTATGAATGCTAATCAAGTTACCAAAGGTGATAATTCTATTGGATTTTATAAATCGGAAATACAAAAACTAGAAAGATTGCTAGGTGTATTTGAACACAAGATGTTTATCACAGATCCTAAAAAAATACAGAATCGTAAAGACTTTGCGATATTTGTAGATGAACATGATAAGAGACGGGGAACGAATTTTTTAAAAACGTTCCCCGAATTGACAGAGTTTTATAATTTGTGTAAGACTTATTAATCGCTTATGAATTCATTAGTCATAGGAAATATTTCAGCTATGACTTTGGCACACTCGATAGCAACTTCTTGATGCTCTTTCTGCGTTCCGTTACCAGAACGAAGTTGAATAAAGTGAATCCAACTACGCAGCGTACCATTCATATATAAACGGCTTACTGTGTTACCTTCTGGTAAGATAGAACGAGCTTGTTCTTTAGCGATACCTTTTTCAATAGCTTCAGCATAAATCCTCTTAACGTTTTCGATAACGAATTTCTGTTGAGCATCCCACCATGCTATTAGTTCGCTATCGGAAGTATCTATACTGTTTTGTCTATTTTTGGTGTCTTGTAGTCGTGCGTCTCTACATACAAACGAGAGATCCTCAGTAGGGTCAGCATATCTTTGGCTGAACTCTTGGAAGCTGAAACTTCTGTGTCTGAGGATTTGTCTTGCGATATCTCTTGTTGTGGTAATTTCGAGGCAGGCTGAGACCATTTCGAGTGGTGACCAGTGTTGGTGTTTGACCAAGTATCGGATGAGTTTTTCTGATGTCTCGGTGTTAAACTGGTTGGCTGGATTGGACACACGGGCGCAATACGCAATGAGTTCCTGCGCATCTTCGATGCCCATGCCTTCAAATTCGCTAGTGGGTGCGCTGTAGGATAGAAGTTTAACATTCATTTGTCACCTAATATATTCTTGGTTGATTTTAAAACGTCATTTTTCAATTTGGCTATGTTTATTTGAAAATTGACAGTTGTTATTTCTTCTTGATAATCTTTAAAAGCAGAGAACAATTTGTCTAAGATTTCTTTTTCATTTGCGAAATCTAGTTGTTCTGAAATGTCTATAGACCATATACGACCGTTGTCGAAAGTGATTTCAACACCGTGTATATACTGTACAGGCATACTGCTCATATAAAGATCGTCAAACACCTCAGGCCATTCTCGTACTACGTCTGGCGGAGGACGAAACAGTTTTTTAGGCACTTA